CTTGCTGATATTGAGTACTTCCAGAAGAAACTTTATAGAGCATTGGGTGTTCCCGAATCTAGAATTGCTAATGATGGTGGTTTTAATCTAGGACGTTCATCAGAAATTTTAAGAGATGAACTTAAATTTGCTAAGTTTGTAGGACGTTTAAGAAAGAGATTTGTAAATATCTTTGTTGATATGCTCAAGACTCAATTAATTCTTAAAAATATTGTTAGTCCAGAAGATTGGGATAGTATTTCTGATCATATTCAATTTGATTGGTTATATGATAATCAATTTGCTGAGTTAAAAGAATCAGAATTAATGAATGAGAGATTAGGTACTCTTGCAACTATAGAACCTTATATTGGTAAATATTATTCTCAAGAATGGGTTCGCAAGAAAGTACTTCGTCAATCTGATGGTGAAATTGAAGAACTTGATGAGCAAATTGCAAAGGAAATAGAGGAAGGAATTATACCAGATCCTGCAGCAATAGATCCTATAACTGGAGAACCATTACCACCAGAAGGTGCTATGGATGCACCTGATGCAATTACTAATGGACAAGTTGCTCAAGATACCAAATTGGCCGAGATATAAATAAAGTATACTGTTTTGTATTGGAATCCCTAAATTTATGGATAATATTATCGATTTGATTGCACAAGATTCAAAAGCTGCAGAGATTAGCGACCAAATTAAAGATGTTTTATACAGTAAAGCATCCGAAAAAATAGAAGCTATTCGTCCTAATATTGCTGGATCTATGTTTGCAGAGCCTGAAACTGAACAGGAAGTAGATCAAGAACCAGAACAAGAACAATGAAACTGATTACGGAAGAAGTATCTAACGTTAAGTTTATAACTGAAGGTAAGGGTGCTAACAGAAAAATGTATATTGAAGGTGTATTCCTTCAAGGTGGTATTAAAAACCGTAATGGTAGAGTCTACCCAGTAGATACTTTATCTCGTGAGGTTGGTCGTTATTCAGAATCTTTTATTAAAAAAGGTCGTGCTCTTGGTGAGTTGGGTCATCCTGATGGACCAACTGTAAACCTTGATCGTGTATCTCATAAAATTGTTTCTCTTCAACAAGAAGGAAATAACTTTAAGGGTAAAGCACAATTATTAAGTACCCCTATGGGGAAAATAGCAGCTTCACTTATAGGTGAAGGTGTAACACTTGGCGTATCATCTCGTGGTGTTGGATCACTAAGAGAAGATCGTACTGGTGTTAAATATGTTGGCGAAGATTTTCAGTTAGCAACTGCTGCTGATATTGTCGCTGATCCTTCTGCTCCAGATGCATTCGTAAATGGAATAATGGAAGGAAAAGAGTGGGTTTGGGAAGGAGGAACACTCCGTGAACAACTCGCTGAGAATACTCAAAAGAGAATCAACACTCTTGTTGATCAAAATAGACTTGATGAAAGGAAGTTGGAACTATTCAACGATTTTCTCTCAAATCTCTAAACAATATAAATAAATACAGATTATCACAAATCTAATCAAATGTCCGTTGGCAACAATTTACAAGAAATGGAAAACATCGTAGAAAATGTGGTGACCAAAGGCGCAAAGTCTGCGGAACCAATGCAAAAGTTATCTACAGGTGGCACACCACCTACAGTAGAAGATCTAGGTGGACCTACACCACAGAATTATAAAACAGATGATAATTCTGCTAAGTTAAAAACTCCTGGCTCTACTCTTAAGCAGGTCAAGGATGTTGTTAACAAAGGTGCTAAGGCAGGAGACTCTGCTCCTAAAGGAGTAAAAGAGGAAGAAGAAAAGCCTGAAGATCAAGTTGTATCTGAAGAAGAGACAACTGAAGAAGAAGTTGTTGCCGAAGAAGAGACAGTTGACGCAGAGCAAGAAGTAGTTTCTGAAGAAGAAGAAGTTGTTGCTGAAGTTAACATCGAAGAGGACATTGATGCTCTTGTTGCTGGTTTAGAACTCAGTGAAGAGAATACTGAAAAAGCAAGAACAATCTTTGAAGCAGCAATTCATGCTAAAGCTAATGAGATTTCAGAGCAAATCAAAACTTCATACGAAGAAAAACTCGTAGAAGAAGTTGCGACAATTAAAGAAGAATTAAAAGATCGTATCGACTCTTACTTAGAGTACGTTGCTGATGAGTGGTTAGATGAAAACAAACTCGCAGCTGAAACTGGTCTTAAAACAGAAATGACTGAATCCTTCCTAGAAGGTATGAAGTCACTATTTGAAGAACATTATGTAAACATCCCTGAAGAAAAATACGATGTACTTAATAGTATGGTAGAAAAACTTGATGAAATGGAAGATAAACTCAATGAGCAAATCGAAAAGAATGTCTCTCTAACTAAGAGGTTATCTGAGTCTACTGCTGATGTTATCTTTGCAGATGTCTGCGAAGGATTAGCTGATACTCAGAAGGACAAACTTGTACAACTTGCAGAAAATGTTGAGTTTGAAAGTGAAGAAGCATACCGTGAGAAACTAGTTACACTTAAGGAATCTTATTTCCCAAGTAATACTGGTATTCAAAGGGACACATCAGAGAATCTATCCGAAGGAAATGTAGCAGATGCACCTGCACCTGTTAGCAATTCTATGGCAAGATACCTCGATTCCCTGAACCGTGCCGTCCCTACCATTAAAAAATGATTTTTATATTATCAATTCAAACTAAACTTTTATAAGGTAAACTTAAATGCAAGCCCCCGTAAATCAGGTGGCTCTTCAAGAAAAGTGGGCTCCTTTACTAGACTACGAAGGACTTGATCCAATCAAGGATTCACATCGTAGGATGGTTACAGCACAACTTCTGGAGAACCAAGAAGTTGCTAACAGAGAAGAAAGAGAATTCCTATCTGAGCAACCTACAAACGCAACAAACTCTGGAGCAGCGAAACCAGGTTTCTCTTCACTAGAGACAGACAATAAGACTGCTGGTTTTGACCCTGTTCTTATCAGTTTAATACGTCGTTCAATGCCTAATTTGGTCGCATATGACCTAGCAGGTGTTCAACCAATGAATGGTCCTACTGGACTAATCTTTGCAATGCGTTCACGCTACACCAACCAGGCTGGCGATGAAGCACTATTCAACGAAGCAGATACTGCATTCTCTGGACAGAATGAAGGTCTTGACGTTTCTAGTGGTTTCGTTAGTGAAGCAACTGGTATTGGTACAACAGCACAAGCAGGATCTAATCCTAGTGCGTTGAACCCAAGTAGCAACTCTACGCAGCATGGCTACAACGTCGGTACAGGAATGAGAACCGACGACGCTGAAGATCTTGGCACCACTGGTGACAACTTCAACGAAATGGCTTTCAGCATCGAGAAAGTAACTGTTACAGCGAAATCCCGTGCTCTAAAAGCTGAATACTCATTAGAACTCGCTCAGGATCTTAAGGCGATTCACGGATTGAATGCAGAGGCAGAACTTGCCAACATTCTTTCTACTGAAATCCTTGCCGAGATCAACAGAGAAGTTATCAGAACTATCTACAAGGTTGCTGAAACTGGTGCTCCAACTGGTACAGTTACAACTGCTGGTACGTTCGACCTAGACACCGACAGTAATGGTCGTTGGTCCGTTGAGAAGTTCAAGGGACTTATCTTCCAGATCGAGAGAGATGCAAACCGCATCGCCCAAAGAACTCGTCGTGGAAAGGGTAACATGATTCTAACATCTGCTGATGTTGCTTCTGCCCTAACTATGGCTGGTGTACTAGATTACACTCCTGCTCTTAACGCTAACTTGAACGTAGACGATACAGGCAATACATTTGCTGGTGTCCTTCAAGGTAAGTATAAGGTATACATTGACCCTTATTCTGCAAACAGTGCTGCTTCTCAGTACTATGTTGTTGGATACAAAGGTTCTTCACCTTATGACGCTGGATTATTCTACTGCCCTTACGTTCCACTACAGATGGTACGTGCAGTCGGAGAAAACACCTTCCAGCCAAAAATCGGCTTTAAGACTCGCTATGGCATGGTTGAGAACCCATTCAGTCAGGGAACTTCCCAAGGACTTGGTGTTCTTACTGCTAATAGCAACCGCTACTACCAGCGTGTTAAAGTTAACAACCTTATGTAATTCATATTGCATATTCATCAAGAGACTCCTTCGGGGGTCTCTTTTTTTGTCTAAATAAAGCATAAAGACTAATTAATAATAAATGGCAACACCATTTGCACAACAAATACAAAATAGGAATTTCTTATCCCCAATAGGTTTTAAGTTTACATTAGCAAAACAACCTAAAGTATCATTCTTCTGTAATTCTGCAAGAATACCAGAAATAAGTTTGGGTACAGCAGTTCAACCTTCATACTTAAAGGAAGTAGATGTTCCTGGCGAAAAACTTTCATATGGTGAGCTTGGATTAAGATTCCTTGTTGATGAAAACATGGAAAACTATATGGCAATTCATAACTGGTTAACAGGTCTTGGATTCCCAGAAACTCCTGATCAATTTAGAAAACAACTTCTAGATGATGAGGGACAAAAAGATTATGCAGAGCAATGGAGTGATGGTAATCTATCAATATTAAATTCCAATTTCAGAACTACAGCAAACGTTAAATTTAAAGATCTTTTTCCAATATCCTTGTCATCTTTGGATTTTGATGCTACACTAAGTGATGTAGAGTACTTCACTGCAGAAGTGTTTTTTAAGTATACTATCTACAATATCGTAGGATCTGATAATAGAACACCCTTATGAATCTTGACAAAATTCAGGAAATGTGGGAGCGTGATGCAACCATTGATCCTGATAATCTACATGATGAATCATTAAAAATTCCCCAATTACATTCCAAGTATTATACAATCTATAATACTATTACTTTATTGCGTGAAAAAGCAAGAGAGCAATATAGTAAAGTTAGATTGGAAAGGTATAATTTTTATACTGGAAAGGCATCAGCAGAAGTTTATGCTGAAGAACCATTTCCATATAAAGTCAGAGAAAAGGATGCAATACAAAGACATTTAGAGGCAGACGATAGATTAACTAAGATTGATCTTAAAATAAGATATTATGATGCCACATTAAAATTTTTAGAAGAAATAATAAAAACAGTTGCTAATCGTACATTCCAAATTAAAAATGCTATAGAATGGCACAAGTTCCAATCTGGATTTAACT